GGAAGTTTCAGGTGTTACATATGTAATGTTATTAGCAATTGTAATTGAACCACCAGTAATATTAATATCATATGTAGTTGTAGAATCAGACGCGTCAGGGTCTAAGATTCCACTAGAGTTCTTGGTTGCGGATAATGTTAATGTTGAGAGTTTATTTCTCAAGTAATCAGCATCATCAGGACCAGTTACATCAGCATAGTTGTACTTTTCAATGTAAGTAACAACCTTTGTTTCTGTATCGGTTCCACTTATTTTAGCATGCAATGCTTTTGAAGGGTCTTCAATCGCACTGGTAACCTGATCAATAGTTGTTGCATTACCAGACCATGCTAATGTTGCAATACCATCAATTGAGAAGTCAATCTCACATTGGTTAACTTGTGCTTCGTTTAGTCTATAAGTTGTATTTTCTAGTGCAAAGAAAATGTTTAGTTTTAATAATTCGTGATGGTCAGACCTTACAAATGAAATATCCGCATCGGTTGAATCACATGTAACTGCTGGGTCACTAACAGTACCACTTGGGTCTGTATCTGTTATACTAGCACCAGCAATTGCTGCCCATAGAATGTTTTCGACCATATCCATGTCATTGTTGCCTCTAAAACTTGCAGCACCGTGTTTAAACGGTCTTACATATGTTGAGAAGCTCCATTCTGCAGGTGGTAAAGAATCGTTAAATCTTTTTGAACCCCTGTTTGGACTTGCACCTGCTTCACTAATTGTTATATCAGTAGCATCACTTCCTTGAGAAAAACTATACCCATCTAATACACCAATTCTAAAAGTATTTGCATCGCTTTCGTTACCTTTAAAAAGTCCTAATCCTGTTCTTGAACCTTCGGCAGTTACTCCAGCTGAAGCTGTAGTTACACCATTAACAGTTAATACTAAACCATTAGCACCACTTCCACTAGAAGCAGTTGAAGTTACAGTATCATTATCAGCATAACCTGAACCCCTAAAGTTGTTAGGAATAAAGAACTCAGTTGCAGCGCCACTACTTACAGCAGCGACGATAGCTTTGAAGTTAGTTCCACTTCCAGATGTAGTTCCAAAAGTAAGAATATCTCCAACAGCATGACCAGAGTTAGTACCTGAACTTGCGTCCACAGTAAGTACATTACCTCCAGCAGCTGTTACTCCATTAACTGAGCTAACAAATACTTTGGTATTTCTCGATAGATTTAAAGCCATTGCTTTCTCCTATTATTCTCTTTGGAAAGGACTCCGCGTCATATTAATGAGCGTTATCGTTTCCTAGTATCGTACTTCGACTACAATCTCTCCTATGCCTAATGGCTCTATAGCTCCTTCATCAGTTGTAATACTTTGTATTGTCATCTGAGTAGTCTGCTCTATAGGGTCGACTGTATCATCATACACCATTTGATCACTTTCATCTATGATTTTTTCAATATCTTCTAATAAAAGTGATAATTCTTCTTGAGCATCTTCTTCGTTTTTAACATATGCTCGTATTGAAAGTAGTAAAAATCTCCACTTAAACCCACCAGGCTGATATTGTCTTGTTTCGTCTCCTGCAACAACACAGACTTTTGGGTATTGTTCTATTTCATCTAAAAATACTATTTTGTCACTAGCATTATTAAATATGTTTGTATGGTATGGGTGTGTACCTGTTAGTGTTTCTTTAAGTTTATCTTTAAATGCGGAAGCTATCTTCTTTCTCGCTGTTCTATAAACTGTAGTCACTATGTTCTCCTAAGTGTAAAAGTAAATTTTGTTTTCGATATTTGTTCTGCCAAGTTTCTTATACTTTTTGCTATAAGAGGTTTCGGATTATATCCTACAGGCCACCTGCTTCTACCTGTATTTTCAAATGTTTCATAAGGGTTAAGTTGATAAGTATAATTACCTACAACTGTTTTTGCCGCTTGTCTTAAGTTTAATAACTCAGCGCTATTTGAAAATCTACCAGTCTGATTTATTAGTGCTGGTCTTCCCATGTTTCTTCTAACTTCTGCGGGTAGTCTTCTATTTATGGCGGTTTTTAATTTATTTAATTCTCTTTGTATGCTACCAGAATCTCTTTCATCGTCGCCTTTTCTTTTAATTCTTGCCGTACTTACTGCTGTTGCAATAGCATCGAGTTTACTACTAGTTTTATTAGTTGTTCTTCCTTGCTTTAAAGATTTTTTTGCAAAAGATTGACTTGTTGTCTTTTTACTAGAAGTTTTTGTTCTTTTTGGTTTCTTACCTTTAAATACATCTGCAAATTGTTCGCCTAATTGTTGTTCTATTGCTTTTGACCCTAATATTTCAGTTGGTTTATTGTTCAGTATAATACGTTTAGCTTCGTTTACTTTCTCTAATGTTTTTGCATCTAAATCTAGTTTATCACCACCTGTCGTTGTAGTTGTTTTAAGTATACCTTCTACAGCTTGCCAGTCACTTTTGTCTTTATGGTCTGACTTAGTTTCTATTTTTATTTTTGCTATCTCGCCATCTCTTAGTCCAACATCTTTTTCTTTTATTTCAGTAATATCAAGAACTCCGTTAGTTTGTAGTGCCTGGTAAGCTTTCTCTAAATTTGAAGGGGTCATTCCTTTAGGCCCCTTTTGAGCAAAAGTGTTTTCTATTGCCTCTCCAAATGCTCTAACTTCTCTTAACTCGTCTACTACTACTTTTAATCCACTTATTGAGGTGCCTGCTGTATCCCTAGGGTTTCTTGTTGCCGATGGCGCCCTTGTCATTCCTAATCCATATAAGTCTCGAGGAACAATACCACTACCAGTAACACCTATCTGAAGAGCACCTTCTGCATTATCAATTACTTTTACTAAGTTAATAATTAAAAGACTTAAAGTTTGATTAATTGGAGCCATAGTTATATGGTCTAATTGATATACAGTTTTTTCTCCAATTGTAGAACGCAACTGTCTTAGTCTTTTACTTAATTCAGATTGTTGTCCTTTGTCAAGAATGTCTTCAAATCCTATTTGTTTTAATTTGTCTAGTGATATATCAAGTTTTGTTAAAAAGTCAGTCGAATCGTCTATCTGAATTTCTACTTCTTTCCTTAATTTATCTGCAAATTCTTGAGAATCTTTAAAAGTTGCCTTTCTAACATCTTTTAATAAATCTGTAAACTTTTTTCCTTTTACAGGAGTACTAGTAGTTTTATAACTAAATGCCATTATTTATGTACCTTATAAAAATCAAGTATTCTTTTTATATGGTCAGGAAACCCAATATTCTCTCTCAAGCTAGTTGAAACAGGGTTTTGCAACTGAGCTCCTGCAATACTTAGTCTTTCTTTTCTTTCATCTTTTAAATAGTATTTAACTAAATCAAAACATGCTAGTTTTAAATCTGCAGGAGTACTTGCGTATCCTGCTCTGTAAACGACTTTAACTGCTTTTCTTCCCATTGGAAAAGCTTTATCACTAGAAGCTGTTGTTCTTCTAATAATATCTCTTTCAGTATCTATTACATATTCATACTTACCACTAGAGTCTGAGTTTTCGCTAATCAGAGTAGTATAACTATCTGATTGTCCTGTTCTTTCTTGAACTAGACTTACACTTATAAGCGGACTCTCGTCAGTCATTACTACAGTAGTCGCATTATCGTGTATGTCAAAAAATTCAGTCTTATCTGTGCTATAAAAGTCTATAATAGATGTGCCACAGTAAGTCTTTACAGCTTGACTTATTGACGGAATAATTACAGCAAGTTTTGAGTCTTCTCCCACACCAGTAAGACCCGCAAAATCTTTATATTCTTGTTTTGTAATTAAGTCTGCCATATTTTTCTCATAAAGTGAGGGGATAGGCTCCCCTCAAGCCTTTCGTTTAGCTATTAGCTAGATTTGTAACTTCTGATGTGAACAGATGTTGCACCGTCAATCATGTCGGTAAATCCAAGTCTTTGTGAAGCCACAAGGACTCTTCTTTGGTTTTCAACATCATAATCTGATTCAACTGTCACGCCTCTTAATCTAGGCATTACGTAGTTTCTAGGATACAATGCAATAGCATGAACCTTACTTACTGCTGGTGAAGCAAATTCGTCAACTAGTAATACTCTTGAGCCGAACACTTGTCCGATTTCACCTGAAAGCTTTGTTGCCATGTCGCCAACTAAATTAGCGTCTTGGAACTCTGGGTCTTCTAATAAACTGAAATACTCTTGTTGGTTAACTAAGTAAACAACTTCAGATGGGCTTACACCATATTTACCCATTTTCTTTCTCATTGCAAGCAACTGTAATGCTGTTAGTTTATCACTAGCAAAAGCTGTTGTTGATGCAGTAGAGTGAGTACCAGAGCTATCATCTTGTGCTGCAAGTTGGATTAAACCATCAAACGCACCTGATGAATATACACCATTAGCAGAGTTATTACCCGCTACGATAGCGTTTTCAATACCTCTTGCATGGGATCTTACCATTGATTCTCTTATGAGAGGTAAGATTGGCATAATAGCATCTTCTTCAGTCTCATTACCTATGAAGGATTTTGAGATTAGTTTTACAGTAGAAAGAGTTCTTTCTGTTAAATCAACACCACCTGCTGAACCAGGGTTGTATGCATCACCTCTTTCTGACAAGTTACCATGTGGTGAAGAACCACTAGCAGCTTGGTTAGAAGTAAATTCAGCATAACCTGAATCTGGTAATATTGGAATAATCATATTAGCAGAACTCATTGGAATTTCTCTAAATAGAGGTGCTAACACCAATTCATTCTGAATATCTCTTTCAATATTTGTTGAAACAACTTGTTCAAAGTCTGCACTGGATACTTGTACACCTGAATGTTGGTTTACTTTTTCCATAATATTCTTAGCGAACTCAGTATCGTTACCTCTACCTGTTGCAAGTCCTAAGAATTTTGCGTCCATGATGTCGTTTTCAAATGCTTTTTTCCAGTCGCCTTGGCCAGTTCTGTCTGAGAAAACTCTTTTTGACTCTCTGATATTCATGATTTCTTCAGATTTCTCAGCTAACTGAGATTCCAGTGATTTAACCACTGTCTCTAAATCTTCATGCTTTTCATTGACTCTTTTCTCAACATCAGACATTAGCTTTTCAGCTCCAGATAAACCTGCTTCAATAACAGATTTTTGTTCTTCCTGCTTAGCTTCTTGAACAGCCTTTTCTTCAGCTTCTACTTCAGCTGCTTTCTCAGCGGCTTCTACTTTAGCTTTATCTTCTGCTGCTTTAAGTTCTGCTTGCTTCATTGCGTACTGAGCAACAGCTTTTTCAGCTGCCTCTTGTGCGAATTTGTCAAGATCGAACTCTGGAGAAGTTTCAGGATTCATTTTTTCTTCTGACATATCAGTCTCCATTTTTTGGGATTGCTCCCCACTTGGCTGCTCAATTTTCACAGCGTCTGCTGAGTCTACCGAGTTAGCCTTAATAAATTGCGTCTTAAATTTTTCATAGTCCTCCATGTTATCGAATGACTTTGCCACAGAGAATGTTGCTCCCTGATTGCAAGGTACTGATACCACAGAAACTTCAAATAGTTCCGCGTCCTTTATTTTATATCCGTCAGTTTCAGTCATGTAATCTGCGTCCTTGACTCTGAAGCCAACGGAAAATGCTCCAAGGACACCGTCTTTAACTAAATCTTTTATTTCACCTGCGGCTTTAGATATTCTTCCAGAAATCTCCAAACCTTTGTCGGTTACTTCTAAACCTGTTGCTCTACCGATAGGCTTATTGTGGTCATGATTAAAGAGTAATACAGGATTATTTTTAAAATTTTCTAATCCACCCTTTGTCCATGCCTCGCTTTCGATTATATCGCCAGCTCTATCTAGTGCATTTGTACTTGCAGAACCTTTGATGTTTATTCCACCATCATCGGTTTCGCCTAAGGTTTTAAAATTATTAGTCCAATGAAAAATCTTTTTAGACATTACTTTTTCTCCTTTTTAGCTTTCGGTTTCTTAACCACTGGTTCTTCAACCGGTAGAGAAACAGGATATCTAAAATTTACTACGGAAAGAACTCTATTCCAAGAGCCAAAGTATCTTCTTAACACAAAGTCTTTGACTGGAACATCACTTCCGTAAGATTTGTATTCAACTAAATCCATCTTTTCTACGCCTTTTTCGACGAAGAATTCGGAAACAGCTTTTATCATCATATCTTTTGTCATTTGCTTATTCCTCTGCTTGGGATTCACTTGGATTTGATTCACCTTCTTCAATTGGTGAGTCATTTCTAGGTCGTCCTCCCTCCTCTGGATTTACCGCTGAACCTGCTATATTTGCTGGAACTCTTGGCACATCAAATCCTTCTACAGGGTCTTTGCCTAGAGCTTCTCTAGCTTCGTTCGGACTTATTATGCCAGTATTTACTAAAGTAGCATAATAAGCTGCTTGGTCTCTTAATTCAGGTTGTAAAGCAGGTATTCCTGTTACATCTTCATTAAGTTTAAATCCAAAATATCTTTCTAACGCATATCCTACTTTTCGTACTATAGGTAGTATAGTTTCTAAATAGTATAGTCTATGATTAGGTCTTATATTTGCATTATTACCACTGTCCATTAAGATAGGTGGTATTCCTAATGCTTCAAGAATTATTTTTTCATTCGCTTTAATTGAATCTTGAAAATCTAACTCTTTAAAATTAATTTGTGACATTGGCTCTACTTCTAAGCCTCCGTCTAAAATAAGAGGTCTTCTGCCTCCAGTATTTGGATTATACCTCATACTCCATGCTTGTAACATTCTTTCTTTGATTTTCTCTGAAAGAGTATTAGGTGATTTCAGTACTAATCCTGGTACTGCTCCATTTTTAAAGAAGTTGTCTTGAAATTTTCTCATGCTTCCAAGAAGTTGCATTGTTCTAAATGCTGGTTTTAATCTAGGAACTCCTCTATAAATGGAATTAAAACTATTTTCTTTTATGTGTATTATTTCATTTACACTATAGTCTATACTGTTATCGAATGTATACTTTTCTATATAAGTATTATCATCAGTATAGATTGTAACTTTTTCTGCTGGTAGATGATATAAATGAGCACCATCAAAATATATAAATATATTACCATCAATTAGTAAGTCAATTATTAGATTTCTTTTAAAAGTACTTACATCTTGAAATGGATTTGGTTCTCTATTTAGTAGTAAATCAACCCTGGATTTACGCAAATTCTTTATAATATCATTTGTGCCCAGTCTTTTATCCCCTACTGAATAAGGAATCTCTGCCACATCATCTACAATCATGTTAACTGCTCTGTTAACAACCTCTAATTCTTCATAAGCATTTTTATAGTTGTTAACGATTTCTCGAGAGTCAACAGTTAAACCCTCGTTTCGAGAGATAATATATTGAGACGGATTGAGTTTTTCCTCCTCCGTTCTGTTATCTCTGCCTAAAATAAAATCATACCATGCCATTGTTTTTTTCTCTTTGTAACTCGACCCATCTTTCTTGTTTCTCTGCGTGTATTAATTTGGGTCGCTTGCCATAAATTGAGTGTAACCTCAAGTGGTGCTGATGACAGAGAGTAACTGCTTTATTATATACCTTATCGTAATTCTCACCGATGAATTGTTCTCGAACATCTAGGATATCTTGCTCATTCTCTATAACTATATTCTTCATGCGTAGCCAAGTCTCTAGTAGTTCGGTCAATCCATAAAAATGGTGAAAATCTAAGTTATCAGTACTTCCACAAATATAACATTTGCTTGCTTTTTTATATTGTGATTTAGCTTTGTCTCTCACATATTTAACTAAATCTCTTTTAAATTTCATATCTAACTCTTAATATGAATTATAGCAAAAAATTGTACCAAAAGTCAAGAATAATTTTTGACAGGTGTTTCTAAAACGAGGTGGCTGTGGTTTCAAATGTATATAGTGCATATCGTAATGCATCAGCCATATGCGATGCTCCATCATGTTTTGGTCTCTCTTTCATCAAATTAGGGTTTGGGTCCCATTGATACTGGTCAAGACACATTAATACTTCTCTACAATTTTGATTCACATACAAATCGTCATTATCAACAATTCCTGCTACATGTCCTATTCCGTCTAATACAGATTTCTTTGCATTAACAGTAGTAATATCATAGTTCTGGGCAAAGTCAAATCTTGTTTGTTGTGCTGCAGAATCTATGTAAATCCAATCAATATTATATTTTTCAATCATCTTTCTTATTTGCATAGCGTGTTGTTCTGTAGTTCTTTCTGAATCTAGATACTCATCTAGGACATAATATTTTTTCTCGTCCCAGTCGTACGCTATTACACAGAATGCAGTAGGGTCTTTGTAACCAACATCAAGCCCAGCAAAGACGTCCATTTTTGAAGTATCAAAATCAGTTAAGTCTGCAATTTGAGATTCATGGTTAAATGACCATATTTGACCTTCATAAACATTAAAGTCTGCCATGTATTCTTGTGAAAACTCATTTGCTGACATTGTCTTTTTTGCCTCTAGAATGTCTGTTTCTGAA